AAAGGGCTAGATGATGCATCTAGTGGAATGTGTCCAAGGAGACCAGACCCCTCTCCCTAATTCTACCTAATTAGTAGATATCAAGAATGCTTCCCAGAGCAGGATTACTGCGGGTGAAATTCCCAAATAAATGCCAACAGCAAGGGACTTGATAGCACATTACCACACCTCGGATAAAACCGAGTGATGTAACATGGTACTCATTGAGCACACCAAGTTTTGGAGTTGGGTAGAGAACTACCTGTAAAATCCTGTCTGAGAGTCAAATCTCGGGCAGGGGGGCTTTAGAACGGAAGTGACGTTGCAATGGGCAACCATGGAGGTTAACCACCTGGGCTTCATCGCCTGCCTGCGGCCCGCTTCCCCTTACGGGGGGGTGCGGAAACCGAAGGATAGCTCCCTCACGGGATGCTAGGTTATATTACTATAACTTAACATGACACTGAAATTAGCTTTACAGCTAAAGACGGCGTCAGCTATTTGGCAAAAAGCTGTAAAAAGCTTTTCATCATTGTCGGACCGGCTCATACGAGCTGTTCCGATGATGATTGGTGGACAATCCCGTGGTTGGGTTAAGGCTGTGTTCCATTTCACTAGGTTAGTGATGAGGATTAAGCATAACCAAGGTTCCAGAGGGTTGGCTATCTTCCTGAAGGCGAACATGTTGTTAATTCAACGTGTTTTAGCCGGAAGTAAGTTAGACAACCCTAGGGATGCTGGCGTTGCAACGTCCGTAACTCGTCGGGGGATTCCTCGTTGGATACCCGTCTTACATCGTAAGCGGCTCCTTCGAGGAGATCGCACCGTGGTTTCTTTCTACCTTGGTCTACTAACTCTTTACAGAGTGATCGACTATCGTGGAAAGTTATCACTATCTACGATTACGGATCCCGGGAAGGTTATTAGCCCTGCACTGATGGCCTCTTTTCGCGAGTTCCTCGGAACTTTCGTTAAGTGGTCAAAGGTGTTTAGGATAGTTCCCTATCTCGGGGTCCGTGATCGTGAGGACTCAGCCTTTTGGGGCGACCCGAAAGGTCTGAGAGGTGCGATCCGGTTAGTGGACTTCACTCCCGTTTGGAAGTGGATGTTCACGTCCGGTCCTAATTCCTACTACTCAAAGGTACTCGCTGTGGGTAACGCCTGGATTGACATGATCGCGATTCACTCGCGACCCGGTCTTTTTGGGCTAATTACTCACATGCGGGCCTTCATCGGTGCTTCTGATTTGACTTGGCTTCCCTGGTTCGAAGATGTCATTACGACGTCTAAGAACTGGTCGAAGATTTGTCACTCCTCCCAGACTGCTTCAGGTTCGAACCCCCAGTTCGATCCTGACTCAGAATGGTGTGGAGGTCAAGAGCAATTCGATGTTGGTAAACTTTCAGTAGTGGAAGAACCCGGCAAGAAGCGAATTGTCGCAATGGTGGATATCTGGACGCAATGGTTACTCTATCCTTTGCACCGCTTTATCTTTGATAAAGTCTTG